CGGTTGGCTGCTTGTACTGATGAAGATGCAAGATGCTGACGAGTACGTTCTATAATTTCATGTTTGACTGCTTTGATGAGATTGCTACGAGAACCCGGATGATATCCTGCAACCTCCATAGCTTCCTTTACTCGACCACCATTATCAATAAGAGTACTGAGAAAAGTCTCTTGTTGTTCTGTCAGTTTTCTTGTTTGTAAATTATTCATTACATATCCGTATATGAGCCGTGTAGCATATGATTTTTTAATTCTTTCTCATGATGGCAGTTACAATTACATTCTTGATTATCACAACCGTCTGCTTTACATTTACAGTCTGGATTATTACAGTTTTTGCAGGGACAAGTCACGATTTAGAACTCCTTAATGCTATAGCCACAGCTTGTTTACGGTTAGAGCTATGCTCCTTGGTTACTCTTTTACCAGAGCTAGATTTAAGTTTTCTCGTCTTCATTACCTTTGCAATTTTACTTTTAGACAAGATATGCTCCTAAAGAAAGGGGTGGTGGGGAGTAGGAGCCGGAATTACTCCTATAACCTAGGAAGTGTCTTACTTGTTTGCACTTTTAAACACTCCCCACCAGATAGAGAACCCAGAGGGTTCCTTAATATACAGATGATTTGTTAGCCTGTCAGTAGTTTTTATTTTAGGATGAAGACATATGCTTATTACCACCTATATAATTATAATTATACTGCTGTAGGAGAATTTGTCAAGTAAAAAATACTAAATACAATAAAAAATACACTATAAGTATAATACTATTAGTATATACTATAAGGATTATACTAATAGTATATATACTAATAGTAAATACTATAAGAATTATACTATAAGTATAATACTATTAGTATATACTATTAGTATACTAATAGGAGTCTAGCCAGATTTTACCTGAAAACCTTCAAAATTACAAAAATTTGTGCATATAGTCATATATATAGTAGGGGGGGTGGGGTGGCCCTAGTGTCCCCCTCTTGATTACTTATTCTTTTCTGTACTATTACTTCCCTACTCCATCGAATACTTCATGTATTACTTTAAGTTTCAAGTATTCGATATCTTTTTACTTCAATCTTTATTTAATCTTTACTGATTGCCTTTTGTTTTCCGATTGTCGAGCCTATATGTATATCCCTACCCATGCATGGTCCCATATCATTATCCCATGTGTACCAATGCCATACCTAGTTATCACTCATTAATGAGTATCTACTTTAGAACCATTCTAATCTGCCACAATATGACCTTATTCTTGCCTTATTCTTGCCTTAATTACATATCACTATGGGGTCAAGGTTTGATAGCAATACGTCATGCCTTCTGGTACAACGTCCAGTAGTTCAGAGTTCTTTGACATCGTGAATATGCCCCAATCGTGGCCATCCGGTCCACGGCTGGGCTTTCTGCGTTCTACTCATAAACACTCATTAATGAGTAAAACAACCGGACTTTCTGAAACCTTACAATTGGGAATTAATAACCATCATGGTTACATCCAACAAAGTAGACTATACCGTTGCTTCCTCAGTAGTTTCTAAGGTGGCAGTATTGCTCTCACAATTTCACGATACTGAAAATGAAATTGCTAAGAGCAAGGAAAAGTCTAGAGGTCTTATGGTTTCGGCTCTTGCTTTGCTAGTACCTCACATGATCGAAAAAGGTACAAGTGACAAGGTAAAGAAAGAGCTGAGAAAGGTTATAAGAGGAGGTAAGAAAGCTGAAAAGATACCTTCAAAAGAGAATGGTATTTATTTCAGCAAGAGTACCGAAGACAAGGTACTAGACTTGCTTTGCAAGAAACCTTTTATAACCGAATGCAAGAAAGTACAAGACTTGGAAAAGCTACAAGAGTACTTTATTGATAATCATAAGTGTAATGGTTTTCAAGCTATCTATGCTCTTTATCATCCTGTAGATGAGGAAAAGCAGATTAAAAGACTCCTCAAACAGATTGCAAAGTTTAAGGATAACCTAGACGCAATCACGACGATTGCCACTAGCGTTGAAACCATTAAAACCACTCTAGAAGATAAAGAAAAGAAAGGCATCGAGCCGCCTACCACGTCCACAACCACACAGGCCAGTGACCTAAAGGAAGCTGCCTAACAAATTGAAAGGGTCGCAAGGGTAACACCTTGCGGCTCTTTTCTTTATGTATTTCTATTCTATTTATTTTAAGGGAAGATGCAAAAACACTCATTAATGAGTAAAATGGAAAGGAGGTAAACATGGCAAATAACAGAGTTTATATAAAGGCAAGCAAGGAAATTCCTGCTAATCCTATCGGTGAGTATGGTGAGTTGTATAGTGCAAGGTCTTTCGATAGTGGTGATCGAACAAGCTATGGTCATGGTGCTTGTTATGTGGAGGAGGTGGTGAAAGTGGACGGTAAGCCATGCACGATTAGGTACATGGTAAAGAAAGGTTCTCGTAGACGGGGAGCTAGGCAATTCGTCAGCTAATAGAGGTAACGATATGTTATTATACACTGAAGAATTTACATATACATCTGGTCTGAACCAATCAGTAAAACAGATTGGACTTAAATGGTTTTTCAAGTGTGATTACTGTGGAAAAGAGTTTAGCAGAAAGGGAAGCAAAGGGAGACATGATAGAAGAAGTAACTTTTGCACACATAAATGTTCTTGTGAGTATAGTAAAACTAAAACAAGTATACGTTGCATAGAAAAAGACTGTGAAGAATATCTATCTAAGGGACAAATAATTTTAATAAAAGCTGGTCGTACCACTAATGATACTAATAGATGTAAGAAACACCATAAAAAACATAATAGAAAGATAAAGAATAAAAAAGATAGATTAAAAATGTACGAGTTATTAGGAAATGAATGTATTTGTTGTGGTGAAAAAGATAATATTTATTTTCACATAGATCATGTTAATAATGATAGAAATGGAGATGGACGTAGTGTAAAGTTAAAAGAATACTTAGAAAGTCCTGATAGGTTTCAGTTACTATGTGCAAATTGTAACCATGCTAAAATGATAAATGGTGGTGTTCTATATCGTCCTGAGAAATTCACGAGAAGGAAGTTAAGGTAATATTATTCTTTAGGTAATTTTACCAAGTATAGCATTGGAGGTAATGATGATTGATAGTGTTTATGTTTGGGGAAGTGATGGAAGAATGAACTTATTCTTTCGTCCTATGAATACCGTGTTCGGTATAGAAGGAAGGGAGGAGGATTATGTAGCTGATGAAGATAGCTACATAATTCAGTGGGAAGGTGCTCGTGATTATAATTCTGGATACTCTGAGCATTGCTTTCCTACATACAAGGAAGCAATGGTGGAGTGGAATAAGATTAAATATGGAGGTAAGCATGGCTAATCATTGTGGATTTTGTGATACTCGACGACCAGAACCTACAGAAGACTATCCGCATGGCACTAAGATGATGATTATGGGTGACGATTGGTTCGAGTTCTGTGAGCCTTGTGGGAATAGTGTGAAACTCACAAATAATGAAACGGGTGAGGAAAAGACCCTTGCTGAAATATTTAATAGTGAAGATGAAAACTAAGAGGAGGAAGTATGAGAGAATTTATAGCAATCATAATAGTATTTTATCTGTTTCTTTTATGGTTTGCTTTTGTAGTGTTTAGTATTCCACCAATCTTGATCTAGAAAGGAAAGATCATGGCTTTAGTTCAAACAGACAGTAAGCAATACAATCTTAAAGATGATATGCCTATCACTTTTACTCAGGCAGCAACTATGGCAGGAGTATGTTTAACAGTAGTGCATATAGCAGCTAAAGAAGGTAAGCTTGAGAATGTTACCTCTGTTGGTCAGGGAGGATGGGGTGGTAAAAGACAATACAATAATGAAACTACTCGCCGTGCTGTGAAGAAATGGAGAAAAGGAGTACGAAAGTATACTCGTAAGCCAGTAGCAGAAGCTGTTATAACTCTACGTCAGCCTAGAAAAGTAGCCTAGTGAGTAAGGAAGGAGTAGGTATTGCAGGAGCACAGGACTATGTACCTCAGAGTAAAGGTACATGGACTTG